CATTAAGTAAGGTTTCTCTTAGACCTAGGTATTACTACCTATTTTAAAGGACCTTTATTGGTGTGGAACCGTTGCTGGAGTATATATACCGACCTTTATCGAAGATCATTCTTGTGAGGAGATATAACTGTCAAAACAACTGTTTTGGATAAGATGTGAATCAAATCATAAACAGCAGGAAAGATTCCTAGATAAGGTCCATGAAAACGGACCCCAAATGCCATGTATAAGGAAGGTACACCCGTAAGGGTTGTCCCGTACTTATGTGGAAAATGACAGGATCTCTAGCTAAGTCCAGTTTATAACTGAATAACTAAAGCCTCAAAACTACTAAAATTTAACATGACAAAACAAAATTTATTTAAAAACAAATTATTGCTTTTCCGTGCTAAATCCGTTCGAGTTGAGAAGCTGCTACCTGTGTCTGAAATCAGACGGGCCCTTCCTATTAATTTGAAAAAGATTGTAATCTTATCAATGAATAGATCGGGTTCCATAAAAGAACGAATAAGAATTGCATTCAATTTCTTCTCCTTTGTTATTAAAATGAATCGTAATCATGGTTCAGTCTTTACAGTCAAGTGACTTAAAGCTAATCAGGTTGCTCTTCAAAAATACTTAGGATCAGATCGATTGAATTCTCTGCGTACCCTGGAACCAAACATTCCTCTTCCTAGACTGATTAATGGATGTCCTGCGATTATAAATCGTAGTGACCGCCTTTTAATCCGTCAGGGGAGTACTAGTTTGATGAGATTCTGATTATCTTTATTTGGATCTTATAGAATAATGTCAATTTTAGGTAAAACTAAGATTAACAGTATCTATGATCCTTTTAAAGGTTCATCAGAAGTTCTTCTTGACCTTAATTCTTTTGCTTTGGCGGGTTCTTTCTTTAGTAGATTAAACCTTTCAAAGATAAAAGTATTATTAGCTCCACGAACTTTTGTTTTATCACACAAATCATCTCCTAGTAACTCTATGAGTTACCAAGGACTGTTAACAGATTATTATCTTTTAACAGAAGGAAATGATAGTCAAAAAGCGATTTATAAGAATATCCAGAATTATCTGAGTACTCTTAAAGGTCACAATTTGGCAAGATGAAATTCATTAGTGAGTGGTCTTCAATCCATTGTTGATCAGCTTAACTATTCAGATTTGAATTTTAAGAAATCAGCTTGGAAAGAAAATTCTCTTTCTCAATTCGCAATTAAGGAAGAAGCTGCTGGAAAAGTAAGAGTTTTTGCTCTTATCGATTCCATCAGTCAATCTGTATTGCGTCCTTTACATGATTATCTTTTCAGTGTTCTAAAAGTCATTCCTAATGACGGAACATTTGATCAAGATAAAAGTGTTGAGAGGAGTAAAGAGAAGGCTAAACTTCATAACTGTGCTTATAGTTTTGATCTTTCTTCTGCTACAGATAGACTTCCTAGATCCTTAACAGGATCAATTCTGGAAGGTATGCTGAAGTTAGAAGGATTCTCATCTGCTTGACAGTCATTAATGGCTGATCGAACATTTAAGTTTTCGGCGAGTGTAGGTAAAAAATACCCTCACTTACTCGAAGATCAAAACAATGAGTACAGATATTCTGTTGGTCAACCTATGGGTGGTCTTTCCTCATGGGCAGGTTTGGCTATCACTCATCACTGGATTCTTCAATATTGTTCAACTCAAATTGGTAATATAACTAAATGAGAAGAGCGGTATGAAGTTTTAGGTGATGATATAGTCATATTCGATGATTCTTTAGCAAAGAAATATTTGGAAGTTATGGAAGGACTAGGAGTTGAGATTAATCTCTCAAAATCTATAGTCTCTCCGAACAACCCTGTATTTGAATTTGCAAAAAGGACCATCGTTTCCGGAGCAAATGTATCTAGTATTTCTTTCCAACAAGTTATGTCTCAATCTTCTATCGGGTCTCGTGTTGCTGATTCAGTAACATGAGTCCGACAAGGTTTGATAAATACTATCCCAGCATTGGGTGCCATACTTTCTAAGCATGGTAGTTCCACAGATTTTAGTAAACTAAAATCGGTTGGGTTGGAAGCGATCTCACTCCTAGGTCTTTTATTCCATAAGGGAATAATCGAGCATAGGATAGTGGTGGAATCTTTAATCAATCCTCAATATAAAGAGGATTTCGATTGGGATAAGGCTGTTTTCAGCCTTCCTTTAAGATCCATACTTAAGTGATCGCTTACTTGTTTGAGAGGAGAATATAATAAAGACATATATCCTTTCTCTCACGAAAGCCTTAGAAAGTCAGTTTATAATGAACTAGAGACAGAATTATCTGCTGTAGTATTACAACTGGCTTTATATAAGGCTAAACTCCTAAATAGGGATTATGACCTTATACTTAGTAAAGGGTCACAATCTCTTATTCGTAAGAAAGATGACAAAACTTTAAATGCATCCATTAATGGATTCTTTGAAGATGTGGTCATCAACTTACGTTCGGATATGGACGTCCTTGAACTGCTTGATAGAGTTGAATCTACTCTATACTTGCACGCCAAGATTGGAAATGTAGACCTAGTGAAAGCTTTATCTATTCTAGATGAAGTGGAAGCAATGGTCTTTGCATTTACTTATAAAACCGACATTAGTCGTGTTAAATATGAAAATGACACATCTCCAGTAGTCGACCTTATCCAAAGGGGAGTTTACGGGTCTAAAACTAGATATTGGGAAATTCCTAACCCATCTTATTCGTAACTTTATGAGGTAACATCCTCCTGAATGGGTAACAACACGATGCCTTTCTTCCTAAAAATAGAAAGAAGT